ACCGATTGAAGCATTGGAGTTTTGAGGTAGGGACAGGAATGATAATAGGAAAGGGATTTACTTGTGCTTTCCGGTTTGATTTTTTGAGGGATGAGTCAAATGTTGATTTCGGATGGTCATTTTAACGTTTTGCAGCTTGCAGAAGTGCGGGATTACGAAGAACAAATTTTAAATTTAACAACAAAATTATGAACGAAGAACAGAACATCAATAAACCACTAAAACCCGCATTTTTGCAAGCTGCTGTTAGTGGCAGTTATTATTTGGTTAGATATTATGGTGGCTCGTATGATGACTATTATAGTGCTGTGGTTTTTGTTACCAATAAAAAATCAACCGCAACCAAATACTGCACCAAGTTTAATAAGATGCTGAAAAAATGGAAAGACTACTATAAGCAATTTGAAACAGATAAATTTGGAATGAAATGGATAGCAGATGAACACCTTGAAAAGCACTTTGATAGATGGAATAGCCTTCAAAATATAACCAAATGTTATTACGAAGAAGTGTCGTTCCGATAATTGCCACTAACGTTTCGTGTATGGGTAGTGTGGGAATACGAAGCACTACCCTGTCAAAATAGTAAAAACTTAAATACGAGAACAAATGATTGAACAACAGATAAACCCCACATTACCTATACACGGTGTTAGCACCAGTACGGGTATATTAGATTTATTTTTCGACAATGGTGATTTTGATATTAAAATAGAGAAGTTCAAAAATAGAGAAGTAAAGGCAAAAGAAATATTTACTATTAAGGAAGTTGAAAAAACAACTGCTTTTAATTTTATTTCGAAATTTCATTATTTAAAAGAAGCTAAATTTTTTGCAAAATATTGCTACGGTTTATTTTTAAATAATACACTTGTTGGCTGTTCTACATTCTCAAACCCGCAAGGAATAGTAGCAATGAAGAGTTGGTTTGGGTTAGAGAATGATAACCAAGAAGTTTTAGAATTAAGTAGGTTATGTATGTTACCTATATTAAATGGAAGTAATGCAACAAGCTATTTATTAGGAAACTCAATTACTAAACTAAAAACAAAACAAGTAAGAGCAGTAATAACATTGGCAGACGATTCAAGGCACGTAGGTTCAATTTACCAAGTATGTAATTTTAAATATTACGGATTAACCGATAAAAAAACTGACTTTTTTACGGCAGATGGAAGAGTAAACCCAAGAGGCGAAACAAAAAATATAGAAGGAGTATGGTTGCCAAGAAATAGAAAGCATAGATATGCCTATATTTTAGACAAAACATTAATATGTTTATTGAAAGAAGAAAAAAGACCAACTATTGAAAACACAAATAATTACGAATGTTGTAATGGAACGAATATAGTTTTAGACAAAAGATTTAATGTATCTTATTCTTGTCCAAAATGCTCCAAAATAGCACGATTGTAGTATTGGTGCTAACGGTTCGCAAGTTGGCGTTTGTTGCCGACATTTGAAATACAACAATATCAATTTTAAACAAAGGATAATATGAAAAACGAAACATCGAAAACCACCGAAACAGGCAATAACGCTAACTTGCTGTTACAAACTGTGCCTATTTGGAAAACATTAGACAGTTGGGATGGTGAGAGAAGTGGAAAACAACATGCTTACATTGGTAAAATAAGCAGAGGTGGAAATAACCGCAACATTTCGTTGTGCGGGAAATATATGCAAATAGGGGATGATGATAAATCAGAAATGTTTGAAAAGGTTATTGAAGATGGAGGCGAAATTGTAAATAAAGAAAAAGCGTGTAAACTATGTTTGAAGGTAGCGGCTTCAAGGCATTGTTTGTAACTAGTGTGTACCCCTGAAAAATTCAGGCCCACACACATAAATTTGAAAAAGATGAATAAAAGAGAACAGATTATTGAGGTACTTGCGAAGTATTATCCGAATTTTGCGAATATAGAGAAGGTTGCTAATGATATTATTGCCTTAGATAAACAGGGAAATAGTAATCCCCATAAAGAACAAAATGATAGAATGAGAGAATGGTTCAAACATAGGACAGGATTATCTACTGATTTTTTACAGGATCATATGATGAAGATGGATGAAATGTTGCATGGTTGGTATCCGATAAAATTTGTTGAGTGGGTTGGAGAAAATTGTACCAGGGTTGAATTCACTAAAGAATGGATATATCATTATTCCCCAATGGAGGATTTATTTTATAATTCAACAGATGAATTATATGAATATTGGTTAAAGAAAATTAAATAACAATGAAATACCCTGAATATAGTTATATAAATACGCCAAGACATATTTATCCTCTACTAGATGGACAAGGGGATGCTTATTTTCTTCCTGTATGCCAAAAATGTGGGAGATATGTTAAAATGGATAGCAGTATTTATTGGAATGAATATAAAGGTTTTGCAGATAAACCTAATGCAACCTGTACTAAATGTGGAAGGATAAAAATAGATTGTGAAGCAATAGATTAAATTTAATGAAATACATCTTTATCATATTCCTATTGTTCTCCTGCTCCACGAGCAAAAATTTCCACCACCATCATCGGGAAACACGAAGGAGTTACAGTGAGAAGCGGGGGTTGATGCTTTTGGAAAACACTCAACTCGGCAGGAATAAGCATTTTAATTCAGTGAGTTATCATCATAGGTTAAAAAAGATAAATAGAAAATATCATGGGAGATAATTATGAGGTTGGCGATTTCGGTGAGGCATCTTTTAAGTTCACCAAGAAAGGATTTGAAGGAGGGGTTAAGGCATTTGGCACAGTAAGAGATATTGACGGCAAGTATGTTTTGTTTATTGATAATGATGATTTTCCATATTTAATAAAAAAAGATAAATTCTCATTCAAAAAAGCTGATTAATTCAATTTAATTATTTAATTTTATAAAATGAAAATACTAATCACCGGATGTGCAGGATTTATAGGCAGTCATCTTGCTGAGAAATTACTTGAAAATCATAAGGTTGTTGGTATAGATAATCTCTCTCCTGGTAAAAAAGAAAATATATATCATCTACGAAGCAATAAAGACTTTACGTTCCATGAGTGTGAGATATTGAATCAGAGGGATTTTGAGAATATATTTCGCATTCATTCATTTGATGCCATATTTCATCTGGCAGCTAACTCGGATATATCTTCCGGTGATGCACAACTTGATTTTAAAAATACATTATGTACAACATTAGTTGTTCTGGAAAAATGTAAAGTGCGAGGCATAAAACAATTTCTTTTTACTTCTTCTGGATCAGTATATGGTGAAGCGGATTCACGGGTTGATGAATCATATTGTGGTTTCCCTATCTCCTTTTATGCAGCATCAAAGATTTCATCCGAAGCATTTATCTCGGCATATTGTTCAATGTATGATATGAAATCATGGATCTTCCGTCTGCCAAATGTGATAGGTGAACGACCTACGCATGGAGTTATAAAGGATTTTATAAGCAAATTAAAAGTTAATCCGAATACTTTGACAGTACTTGGTGATGGCAGTCAGACTAAACCATATATGTATGTAAAAGATTGTATCTCTGCTATGCTTCACGTTTGGGAAAATATTAGTGAGAGAGTTAATTTATATAATATTTCCGGGTTAGGTGAGACTTCCGTAAAAGAGATTGCCGAGATGGTTATTGAAGAAATGGGGTTAGACACAAAGATAATATATGGCGGAGGTAACAGAGGTTGGGTGGGTGATGTGCCTCAATATAAATGTGACATATCAAGACTTGAGTTACTGGGTTGGACACCAAAGATAGGATCAAACAAAGCAGTAAGAATGTCAATAAAAAAGATATTGAAATGATTTACTACGTTGATATAGATGGTACAATAGCCATTACTCCGGACAATGATTATGTATTAGCCAAGCCTTATCCTGAGGGTATAACAAAGATCAATGAGTTATTTGATAAAGGGCATAGGATAATCTATTGGACAGCCAGGGGGACGACCAGCGGAAAGGACTGGAGGGAATTAACTGAGAACCAACTAAAACGATGGGGTTGTAGATATGATGAGTTATTGATAGGCAATAAACCGATCTTTGATTTTATTATTGATGACCGGGCATTAAGAATTGAAGAGTTATGATAATCGTCAGAGTCCCATTCCGATTACCACTTGGAGGTGGCGGTACTGATCTCCCGGCATATTGCAAGGAGTTTGGGGGAAGATTAATAACTGCTTCAATAAACAAATTTATGTATATATCAATCAATGAGCCAGCAACGAGTGATAAGATAAAGCTGTATTACAGATATTCTGAAATTGTTGGTGATGCCTCGGAGATTGAACACAATATTATCCGGGAATCACTTAAATTACATAATATCAATCGTCCTATTGAGATAGGCAGTATGGCAGATATTGAAGCCGGGACAGGCATGGGATCCAGTTCTGCCTTTACAGTAGGATTATTGGCAGGATTAAATACTATTGAACGGAAGTTTATATCTCCTATTGAGTTGGCGGAAGAAGCCTGCAAAGTAGAGATTGATATGGTAGGTAAACCTATCGGGAAGCAGGATCAGTATGCCGTGGCGTTAGGAGGCGTGAATCAGTTAAATATTTTACCCACGGGACAGGTATTTGTCAATCCTATGAGACTTAAACAAGAGACAATATTTGAATTGGAAAACAGGCTTTTGATGTTCTATACAGGTATCACCAGGAACGCCACAGAGGTACTCTCTGATCCTATGCCAACGGAAGATATGCACAAGATAAAAAATATTGGGGTGAATATTGAATTGAAATTGCATGAAGGTAATATTACAAGGTTTGGTAATTTACTACATGATCACTGGACGGTCAAGCGTTCAATATCAAAGATGACAAATGGTAACATTAATGAATGGTATGAGACAGCACTACTGAACGGTGCATTAGGGGGCAAGATAATGGGAGCTGGTGGTGGTGGGTTTTTACTATTATGTGCCAAAGAGGGAAGGAGAAAGGCACTAAAATCAGCAATGGAGGATCAAGGATTAAGATATATGGATTTCCGGTTCGAGTTTGAAGGCGTTAAAGTAATAGCAAATTATTAATGTTCACAAAAGACTTTTTAGACAAAGTAACTGAATCAATATCGCAGATTGATGTTATGGATATTGAATTAACTGTTTCGTTGTTATTGGATATACGGGGAAAGGGCAGGCTGTTTATTATTGGTTCCGGTGGCGGAGCCGGTCATGCTTCCCATGCTGTATGTGATTTCCGCAAACTGTGCAATTTTGATGCCCTGTGTTTTGAGAACCTGTCAGAATTGACTGCCCGTACAAATGATGAAGGTTGGGACACCACAACATTAAAATGGTTAGAGACTTCAGGGATTAATTCTAAAGACGGAGTATTGGTTATCTCAGTCGGTGGAGGTACAGAGACGGTAAGCCAGAATCTTGTGAAGGCTCTCAGGTTTGCTAAAGAAAAGAAAGCAATAGTCATGGGAATAGTTGGTAAAGATGGCGGGGTGGTCAAACATGAAGCTGATGTAACTATTCATATAAAAACTGATAATTATATCACCCCGATCACTGAAGGGTTACAGAGTGTTATCTGGCATTTGATTGTTTCTCATCCGAAGTTACAAATAAATAAAACGATATGGTAAAAATATTTGCTGACGGAGCCGATAGGGCTTCAATCCTGGAACTGAATAAGAATCCGTTTGTTGAAGGATTTACAACTAATCCATCCTTACTTCGCAAAGCAGGTGTGACGGATTACAAAGAGTTTGCTTTAGATATACTCTCGGTGATCAGGGATAAACCAATATCTTTTGAGGTCATTGCCGATGATAATTATGAGATGTACCGTCAGGCATTGGAGATTGCCTCTTGGGGAGAGAATGTCTATGTTAAGATTCCAATAACGAATACTGAGGGCAAATCAACCGAGGATGTCATCCGGCGACTGGATCATGTGAATCTGAATGTGACGGCAATAACTACTATTAAGCAGGTGCGGAGGATACTGCCGTCGCTGAAAAAAGGATTTATAAGCATCTTTGCGGGGCGCATAGCAGATACGGGTATAAACCCTCTGCCAATAATGAAAAGTGCCTTAAAACTGATTAATGGCACTAAGATTGAACTCATATGGGCATCCCCCAGGGAAGTATTTAATGTTTATCAGGCACAGGAGATAGGATGTCATGTTATAACCTGCACACCTGATTTGATAAAGAAAATGTCACTGCAAGGGAAGGATTTAACGGAATATTCTCTTGATACGGTTCGTATGTTTTACAATGATGCAAAAGAAAGTGGTTTAAAATTATGAGAGTATTTGTATCAGGGACATTCGATATGCTTCATAGCGGGCATATAACTTTTCTGAAACGTGCATCGGAATACGGAGAGTTATTTGTTGGTATAGGGTCTGATTATTCAGTAATAAAATACAAAGACCGTATTCCTATCTGTGGGGAAGAGGAGAGGTTATTCATGGTAAAGTCGATCCGTTATGTCAGTGAGGCATGGATCAATTCCGGGGAGGGTTATTTGGATTACATGGAAGATATTGAACATACTGCACCGGATATTCTGATAGTGAATGAAGATCAACATTCTGAGGAGAAAGAAAATCTCTGTGAAGACCTGGGTATCAAATATATTGTTTTGAAGAGGACACAGGAGCCGGGACTACCAGCACGATCGACAACTAATTACAGGGAACTATGAAGCTGGAACTTGGTTGTGGCGAAAGACCGACAGAAGGTTATCTGCATCAGGATATTATAAGGATGTCGAAACTTGATTTTTTATGTAATCCGTGGGAGATTGATCTGCCGATAGAGTCATTATCCGAGGTTCTGGCTATTGGTGTCATTGAACATCTGAGATTTGAAGATGTACGAAAGACAATAAAACACGTTCATAAACTATTAGGATATGGAGGGATATTTCTTTTCGATGTTCCCGACCTTACGGTATGGAGCAAATATTTATACGACACACTTCGGGGATTGCCGACACCATTCAGCAAAGATCACATACTGGCAACCTTTTACGGATGGCAACGCTGGCCAGGCGATGAACATAAGTCAGCGTGGACAGAAGAGACGATATATGGCGAGTTATCCGAATTCAGGTATTATGAGAATGGGTTATCGGACATGAGAGCCAGGGTGGAGAGAACCAGGTTCAACAGGCCGGAAGATACACATATTTATATAAAAGCAACAAAATGATACCAAAGATAATACATTATTCATGGATAAGTCCTGAACCAAAACCTGAGCGGTTTGATATATACAGGGAGGGGTGGAAGAGGTTAATGCCCGATTACGAGATAAGACAAATATCTCTGGAAAACATTGGCAGGAGTCCCTTCGTGAATAAGGCACTGGAATTGAAAAAATATGTTCTGACAGTTCATTATAGTTTCTGTGAAAAGTTATATTCGGAAGGCGGGATATATTTTGATATTGATGTAGAGGCGGAAAAGAGTTTTGATGATCTGTTGAATGAGAAAGCCTTTATGGGAGCAGAGAACTGGAACAGGATCAACGGTGCCGTCAGCGGGTCAGAGAAAGGTAATCCATTTTTTAAAGATTGTATGGATTTCCTGGATAACTATGACTTCAACAATAATGGTCCGTGTGGTATAGAGATAATGACAGGGCCGGAGATGTACACAACAATCGCAGAGAGATACGGATGGGAGAGGAAGGATGAGACACAGAGATTGAACGGCATAACGATCTTCAATTCTAATTATTTTTACCGTGAGCATCACCCTGAATCTTATACAAACCATCATAATGCAGGAACATGGGCAAATAGATAATTATGAAAATAGAAACATTCTGTTTATGTAATAATGAGGAGCGTCTGATAACATATTTCATGCGCCATTATTCTCAGTTCTCCGATGTGATATTATTGGAGAGCAATTCAACAGATCGTACAGTTGAGATTGCAAGCGCATTAGGGGCGGAGGTATGGACGTATGATGTGCCGGATGAAATAAACGATCAGTGGTTTATGGACATTAAAAATTCCTGTTGGAAAGAATCCACGGCTGACTGGGTGATGGTGGTCGATGCTGATGAGTTTATTTACCATCCGAATATTGTCAGGATACTCGAAGAGACTGATGCAACGGTATTTTTCCCTCGGCTCTGGAATATGTTTGCAGATGTCTTTCCGACAACAGAAGGGCAGATTTATGAAGAAGTAACAGGGGGGCGTGAGGGCGGTGGCAAGATGAATATATTCCGTCCGTCAGAGATACAGGAGATCAATTATGCCATTGGTTGTCATAGTGCCAAACCAAAGGGAAACGTCAAGATAAATACTACATCTGAGATTATGACCCTTCATATGAGGCATCTGTCAAAGGAATATGTCATTGAACGCAATGCCCGTGCTTCCAAGCGCAGGAGTGAACTGAATAAACAAATGGGTTGGGGTTATCATGTTGACTTCCCGCCGGAGAAAGTGATAGAGTATATTGATAATGAGATGACTGCACTAATAAAAGTGGTATGATACATATAATCGCAGTGGCATATGAACGTTCGGTACAACTGCAAAGCCTGATAAATTGTTTTATTCTTCAGACTGATGGTCGCTGGATCCTTCATATTGTCTATGATGGTAAAGCACCGGAGGATATTCTTGATATTATTGAGCCATTTATCAGTGGAAAACGGAAAGACGACAGGGTGCATTTTTATCAGTCAGTGGAGAGATACCAGAAGTATGGTCATCCAAATCGCAAGATGATGCTCCAGGTGATTGAGTGCCGGACAGATGACTTCATACTCATGACCAATGATGACAACTATTATGTCCCCCGGTTCATTGAGTTTATGATGAAAGAGATTAACGGCAGGGCAGGGATAATATACTGTAATACTATTCATTCCCATGCTAATTATGATATTAATTATTCCGAGTTGCGGGAGAATGCTATTGATATGGGAGCGTTTATTGTCAAGGCTGACATAGCAAAAAAGACGGGATTCAACCATGATCATTTCTCCGCTGATGGCACTTATGCAGAGGAATGTCTGCGTAATTGTCTGCAAAGAAGGTTAAAAGCCATAAAAATAAATAAGTGTTTATTCATCCATAATTGAAATGAAAACAATAATACTGATATTCGCAATGTTATTTTTATTTGGTTGTGCTGTTAATAAATCAGCCAGAAGACCATTTATCATCACAGAGAAGATATACATCTACACAGAGAAAGATATGGCAGAATACAGGTTTATAGATTCAACTGGCAAAGTGTTTATGTTTTATGATAACATCAAATACTTTGACATTGGTGATACCATAAAATAATAATTAAAATAAATAGTTGTAATTGGAATATATTGTTTAATTTTGCATAATCTATTAACTAATCTATTAGTTGATGAATATAGTCTATATAATACTTGGGAGTCTGGTATTGATTCTGATAATAGTATTAATTTTCACAAAAGATGATCTGAAATGATACGCAAGGTAAAGGGTAAGTTTGTTGTTGTCAGCAAGAAGGGTAAGAAGCTATCGAAGCCGACAAGTAAGAGGAAGGCGGTCAAGAGGTTACGAGAGATTGAATATTTTAAAAGACATAAGTGATGTGTAAGTGCAGACCACGAAAACCACCGAAGAGATAATTTTGACATAAAGTATGTACGATTATGCCTAAAACGTCGGGATCGTTTGTAAAAGGACACAAAGGGGTTAAGCCAAAAGGGGCAGTTAACAGGACTACCAAAGAAGCCAAAGAGTTTCTTGAGTTGATTATGTTTGGTCAGCTTGAGAATATGAATGATGCTTTGAATACTTTGTATGAAAAAGACCAATCCCGTTATCTTGATGCTTGTGCGAAGTTATTCACTTATGTTTTGCCGAAGAAGACGGATGTGACAAGCGGTGACGAAAAGATACTTGCACAACTACCAACTATCCAAATAAGGACAAAGAATGCCGGAAGTGATTGAACAGATAATCTCACAGCCTCAGATGAGTATTTTGAGGAGTGTATCAAGGATTAATCTGTTCTTGGCTGGTGTTGGTTCCGGCAAAACTCATCTTGGGGGAATACTATCAAGGCATTTAGTATCTGCTCATCCTTCAGTACGTGGGTTTATTGCGGCAAACACCTTCGATCAGTTAAACACATCGACATTATTTAGGATAAGGGAATATTGGGAATCAACAGGAGTAACGGAATGGAGCAAGGAGAATCAGACTGGTACATATGTCTCAGGCAGGGAGCCACCGCTTCAATGGACTAAATGCAAACGCAACTTTGACAGGTTTACAAATATAATATCATTCTGCAATGGTGCTTTGATATTTACAGGTTCATTAGATAATGCAATAGCACATTCAGGTAAAGAATTTGGCTGGTCAATATTGGATGAGACAAAAGACTCGAAAGAAGAAGATATAAAAGAGGTTATTATCTCACGTCTGCGACAACCAGGGTTATATCTGGTTAATGGGCAGATAAGAGATACAGGTCAGTTGAAAGAACAATGGAATCCACTTTATATACTTACTTCCCCGGCAAAAGTTGACTGGATAAACACGTGGTTCACACTTGAAAAATATATTGATGAGATTTCTGCAAAGATATATTCCGATAAGACATTTTTTGAAAAAGAGTTTAGTGATAAGAAGGTTGTTATCTCTTCAACTTACCATAATGTTCATAATGTAGGTGAGAACTATATCAATAATGTTCTGGCAAACAACACTGAAGAACGTGGAAAAGCTCTTATTTTTGCTAATCCCTTTGCTATTACCGGCGGGGAATTTTACAGTTCATTCAATAGGTTGAAACACGTCTCAAATGTCGTTTACGATCCTTCTCTTCCCCTTCATATTTCCTTTGATCAGAATACCGTTCCGTATAATTCTGCCTCTATATGGCAGATAAGAGGTCTGAATGATGTATGGTACATTGATTGTGTTGATGAGATAGCCCTGGCGAACCCTCGCAACTCCACGGAAGAGGTTTGTGAAGAGTTCATGATGCGTTATACCAACCATCGGTCAGGGCTTTACTACTATGGTGATGCTTCCGGCAAGGCACGAAGCACTATGAACAGGGATTTCAAGCATCACTATGAGATTGTGGAATTCAAACTGCGGAAATACTTGTTAAATAATTCTGACAGGACAATGAATAAAAATCCATCGGTAGTCAAGCGCAGGGATTTTGTTAATCTTATCTTTGAGGGCAAGTTACCGATCCAGATAACGATTAATGAGTCGTGTAAGTATCTTATTGGTGACCTGATGTATTTGAAACAAGCATTAGATGGCACAAAAGATAAGCATATTGTCACTGATAGGGAGAGTGGGGAGAAATATCAGAAGTATGGTCACTTGTCAGATGGTATGGATTATATCCTGACGGAGTTGTTTAAAAAGTATTATAATGGATGAACTAAATGTTTAGTTAATAACAGAATTCTCGGTAAAACAAAAATAAGATGGAGAAAGAGCAGGGGTTTATGGTGTTGGTTGATGTGGTAAAGGAAAACAAGACGCATCAGGATTATAAACGAGTCACTGATTTGGCAGATAAATATTTCAAGTTAGTGACTGGCAATGGGATAGATAAACTACTTCATAAGATCATAACCAGGGAGTCGGATGAGGAGTTTAAACAACGCATGGAGATAACTAAGTCGGTTGTCCCGGCTATACTTAACTCAACGAAGTTACCCTTTCAGAAGGCGACACGTAAACAACCTATTGTCAGAAAGATCGAGTTTGCAGGGGAATCAGAGACTAAAGAGGACGAACTGGAGCAGTATATTCAGACATATTGGGGGGATAAGTCATTAGAGAAGTACCTGGAATATGCGTTTGTGGATTATAACTATACTGACCCCAATGCTTTTCTGATTACTGAGTTTGATGCGTTTGATCCTATCATTGAACACGCACAGCCATATCCATTTGTGGCTACATCGACAGAAGCCGTTATGTTTGAGTATAAGAATGAGATACTCGAATACCTGGTCGTCAAGTTACCAATCAAATACCTTGAGAAAGGATTTCCGCAGGATGGATTCAAATATACCATGTATCTTGGTATGGACACTATTGAGTTAACACAAGTGTCACATGAAGAAAGGAACAATCCCGAATTAACGGTTATTGAGATTGAGAAGAAGTTCTATTCTTTAATCTATTTTGAACCATTAAATGAAAAGGTTCCGGCAATAAGATTCGGATTTGTGAGAGATACTGAGACAAAAGGACGGACATTTGTTTCTGTCTTCCATAGTGTCATGGCATATCTGGAAAAGACTCTGAAGATTGATTCAGAACTCGATCTCTCGACTGCTATGGTCGCTTTTCCTCAAAGGTTTGCATATGTCAGTCCGTGCCAGAACCCCAAATGTAACCAGGGTAATCTGCTTGATGGATCGGGCGTATGTCCTGACTGTAATGGGACAGGCAAACAGCCATTCCACAGAGGCACACAGGATATTATCACATTGGCACTGCCTCAGAAAATATCAGATACCACGAACAGTGAGTTAGTTGATCTTGAGAAGTTATTGGTTTATAAGTCTCCTCCGATTGAGTTACTGACCTTTCAACAGGAATATATTGAATATCTTAAAAAGTCCGTTCATGCAATGATGTTCAATGCTGATCTATTTACCCGTGATGTGGTCTCAGTGACAGCTACGGAGAAGATACTTGAGACAGATAATATGAATGATACTCTTTATCCTTTTGCACGGCATTACTCGTCTATTTGGGAGTTTACAGTAAAGGATATTGCCACATTTACGGACAATGCAGGGGTTACTGTACAACATAAGTTCCCTAATGACTTTAAAATGAAGGGACTTGGGGAGTTGATGACAGAACTAAAGATGGCAAAGGATGCCGCTGCCTCAACATCAACAATATCTGCTATTGAGGACGACATTAACGAGATACTCTATTCGGATCGTCCTGATGAACTGAAGGAAATAAAGGTTAAGAATGAGATCAATCCATTCCGGGGATATTCCGAGGCGGATATACGATTTATCATATCCCAAGGCAATATACCATTATATTCCCGCACGTTGTGGGAAAATTTTGAAGTTATCTTCCAGGATGTTGAGGTTGAAAATCCTGAGTTATTCGATATGGCATTTGTCAAGATCAATGAAATGGTCAAGGCAAAGACATTGGAATATATGAAGGTTATCAAGGATGAGACGCCTGAAGAACCACCGTTAACACCTTTTCAATAATGGGTAGATACGCAAGTTATGAGACTAAACCACTGACTCAGGAACAGATCAATGAGATAGTCAGTCACATACCACCAGCATCGGCAAATCTGACACTAGAACAGATAAATACGATTGGATCTCTCATACCTCCTGTTGACATTTCTGGCAAGGTAGATAAGATAACAAACTATTCACTTGTTTTAAATACTGAGATAGCAAAGATTCATGCTTCAGGGAGTGAGAATCAGGATATATCAGGGAAAGTTGACAAGATAATTAATTATTCGTTAGTTGCCAATACAGAGATAAGTAAGATACATAGTCCCGGTTCCGATAACCAAGACTTATCGGGTTTACAGCCAAAAGAGACAGGGAAAGGTTTATATCCTGATGCCGATAGTATAAAGTTGGCAGGTATAGCTACTAATGCAAATAACTATTCTCATCCGGCAAGTCATTCTCCTTCAATAATCACTCAGGATGTATCAAATAGATTTGTAAGTGATGTCGAAAAATCAACATGGAACGGCAAGGAACCAGGTAATGCAAATATACAGACCCATGTCACTGCTGCTCATGCACCAATTACGGCACAGGCAAATGCTGATATAACTAAGG